GGTGATCCTGCGGCCCCCTTTTTCGCTAGCGGGAGCCCCCCAACCCTCTAAAACCCAGTCATAGCAAGCAGTTTGGCCCCCTCCCCAACCTTTTTTAAGGGGCAGCAGTAGGATTTAAGTTAAGCGTAAGGAGCGCTAAAAAACCGGTGCTGGTGCGGAAGGGAGAGTTTGCGAAGGCCAAGGGTGTGACACCGGCGGCTGTGACCCATGCGATCCGCTCAGGCCGGCTGAACGGTGCATTGGTGACGGAGAACGGCAAGCAGCTGATCGACCTGGAGCGCGGCTTGGCGCTGTGGGACGAACGGACGCTGCGGAACAACAACGCGAAGGTGGGCACCGCCGAGGATGCGACGCCTGTGCGCCCGGCGCCCGCTGCAGTACCTCCCACGCCAGCCCAGCTTCGTGCCTATATCGAGGCGCTGCCTGAGGATGCGATCCCTGATCTGAACGAGAGCCGAGCAAGGCGTGAGCATTACCAAGCGGAGCAGGCGAAGCTGGCGGCACTGCAGGGGAGGGGCGAGCTGGTGCCGGTGGCTGAGGTGAAGGCACAGGCGTTTGCCTTGGCGCGTTCGGTGCGTGATGGGTTGATGGGGATCCCGGACCGGCTGGCGCCGATGCTGGCGGCGACACAGGATGCGCGGCAGGTTCATCACCTGCTGAGCGAGGAGATCCGTGTGGCGTTGCGGGTGCTGGCGGATGGCTGACGCAGCGGCGGAATACTTGGCGGCATGGCGTGAGGGGCTGCGGCCGCCGGCCCCGATGACGGTGAGCCAGTGGGCTGATGCGCATCGGATGCTGAGCCGGAAGGGCAGTAGCGAGCCGGGGCCGTGGCGGACGGATCGGACGCCATACCTCAGGGAGCCGATGGACTGCCTTGGCCCGTCGAGTCCGTGGCGGCGGGTGGTGCTGATGTTTGGCAGCCAGATGGGCAAGACCGAGGTGGTGCTGAACTGGCTGGGTGCTGTGATCCACCTCTGGCCTGGTCCGACGCTGCTGGTGCAGCCGACGCTGGACATGGCGAAGCGCCTGAACCGCCAGCGACTGGATCCGCTGTTGAAGGAAACGCCGGCGCTGTCGGAGCTGATCGCGCCGGCGCGGTCGCGGGACTCGGGCAACACGATGTTTCTCAAGGAGTTCAGGGGTGGCCTGTTCGTGCTCACTGGTGCGAACAGCGGCAGCGGCCTGCAGTCGATGCCAGCTGCCTATCTGGCGGCTGATGAGGTGAGCTCCTACCCGCTGGAGGCGGACGACAAGGGCGACCCGTTGGAGAACGCCGAGACGCGGACGAGCACGTTTCCGATGGGCAAGGTTCTGATCACCAGCACGCCGGGGACCCGTGGCGCGTGCCGGATCACAGAGGAGTTCGAGAGCCGGAGCGACCGCCGGCAGTTCGCGGTGCTGATGCCGTGCTGTGGATCGCTGGAGGTGTTGCGCTGGCGCGAACACATGAAGTGGGACCGGCCGGATGGTGAGGTGTGGGCGCAGTGCCCGGCGTGCGGCGAGCGTGTGGCGGAGCACCACAAGACGAGCATGCTGCTGGGTGGTGCGTGGCAGCCGAGCACCAAGGGTGATGGGATCACGGCAGGCTTCCACCTGCCGGGGTGGTATGCGCCGGCCGGGTGGACCAGCTGGGACATGATCCGTGATGAGTTCCTCCGGGCGAAGTCTGACCCGCTGCTGCTGAAAGGCTGGGTGAACAAGCGGGCGGCAGAGGCCTGGGAGGATGAGGCGCTGGCCAAGGTGTCAGCTGATGGGCTGATGGCCCGGGCGGCAGCCGAGCCGTATCAGACGGGGTGGTGTCCTGCTGGTGTGCTGCTGCTGATGATGGCGGTGGACGTGCAGGACACGTGGCTCGAGGTGAGCGTGTGGGGCGTGGGTCGTGGTGAGGAGATGTGGCTGGTGTGGCATGAGAAGGTGCAGGGCGACCCGGCGGACTTGGGGGCCGATGGCCCATGGGCGCAGATTGATGTGATCCGGCGGACGCAGTGGCCCAGGGAGACCGGCGGCGTGATGACGGTGCGGCATTGCGGAGTGGACACAGGTGGCCACTTCACGCAGGAGGCCTATGAGTTCTGCCGTGCTCGAGTGCGTGAGGGTGTTGTGGCGCTGAAGGGCAGCAGCACCAAGGCGGCGCCAGCGTTGAGCAAGGGCAGCAAGGTGGACGTGAACTGGCGGGGTCGGACGATCAAAGGCGGGGTGACGCTGTATCTGGTGGGCGGCGACACGTTGAAGCGAACGATCTACGCCAGGTTGAAGCGTGAGAGCGCGGGCCCCGGTGCGATGCACTTCGGGCAGAACGCCACTGAGGAATACCTCACTGGTCTGACCTGCGAGCGGCTGGTGCCGCGGCAGGTGAAGGGCTTTCAGGTGCTGGAATGGCAGAAGCCATCGGGCGCTAGGAATGAACCGCTCGACCTGGCGGTCTACTGTCTGGCGCTGCTGGAACTGGTGAAGCGGCGCTTCAACCGAGCGACCATGTGGGATCAGCTGGAGCGTGCTGCGGGCGCCGCGGCGCCGCTGCCTGCTGCCTCGGCTGATGCCACTGCCCAGCCAGCCGCGGCTGCACCACGTCAGCGGCGGCGTGCTCGTGGTGGTGGCGGCAGCTTCGTGAGCAACTGGTAGGGTGTGCCGGTCCATTGGTTGTCAGCGCAACCGCCACCCCCAAGACCCCTCACCGCGGCAACGGTGAGGCACCCCTCAGCGATTCCCGTCGCTGGGGGGTTTTCTTTCGGCTCCGCTACAGTGCGCCTAGGAGGTGTTGCCTGTGACTGTTCCGGCTGAACTGCGCGCTGGCGACACGGTGCAATGGATCGAGCCCGCAGCGGTTGACCTGTCGGGCAATGCTGCCACGTCTGCCACGTGGGTGATGACGACCTACCTGCGGACCAATACCGCATCAGAGGGTGCGACCGTAGTTGGCACCGCTCGATCCGATGGCGGCTGGGACATGGCGATCGCCGCCGGCACATCAGGCGGATTTGATGCTGGCCTGTGGAGTTGGCAGACGCGGATCAGCAGCGGCGCGACGGTGATCACCGTCGGATCTGGCACAACCACCGTGCTGCCCAGCCTGCAATACGCCGGCAGCCCTGCCGCCTTCGATGGCCGCAGCCAAGCCGAACAGGATCTGTCGGCCGTGCAGGCTGCGATCCGGGCGATCGTGGCGAAGGGCAGCAAGAGCTATGCCATCGGCAATCGCAGTTACACCAGCCAAGACCTGTCCGTGCTGATGCAGCGCGAATCGCAGCTGAAGGCAATCGTGGCCCGTGAGAAGGCAGCAGAGAAGGTGGCTCAAGGGCTGGGCAATCCGACCAACCTGTTTGTGAGGTTCAGCTGATGGGCAAGCGGAAGCGGTCGAAGGTGACCAATCCACCGCCAGCAGCGATGCCTCAGCGTCGCGGCCGACGAGCCTACGAGGGCGCGATGGTGTCACGCCTCACGTCGGATTGGGTGACGAGCAATACGAGCGCCGACGCTGAGATCGACGGCAGCCTGGTGCGCCTGCGCAACCGCAGCCGCCAGCTCGTGCGGGACAACCCCTACGCCCGCCAGGCAATCCGAGCGATCGGCGCCAACGTGGTGGGCCGTGGCATCAGGTTGCAGGGGCGAGTGCCGATGCAGCGCGGCGGCGGTCGATTGGATGAGAATCTGAACCGCCGCATCGAAAGCGCCTGGCAGCGCTGGTGCCGCGCCGACAGCTGCCATGTCGCCGGCCGGCTGTCATTCGCTGAGATCCTGCGGCTGGCGATCTGCAGCGTCGCCGAATCAGGCGAGGTATTCCTTCGGATCGTGCCGGAGTCCATGGGCCGCGGCCGTGTGCCGCTATCGTTGGAGGTGATCGAGAGCGATTACTGCGACGAGGGCAAAAGCCTGGGCCCGCTTCCGGATGGCAGCGAGTGGCGCATGGGCGTGCGTGTCAACCGGTGGCAGCGTCCCATCAGCTACGCCTTCCGCACGCGGCACCCTGGCGACATGGTGAATGGCGTCGGGTACGAGACCCGGGAGGTGCCGGCATCTGAGGTGATCCACCTGTTCGTGACCGACCGCCCTGGGCAGACCCGTGGGGTGCCATGGATGTCGTCGGCGGTGAAGCGGCTGCATCACCTCCAGGGCTACGAGGAGGCCGAGGTGGTGCGGGCCCGCGCCAGCTCCAGCCTGATGGGCTTTATCACCAGCCCCGAGGGTGAGCTGCAGGGTGATGAGGTCTACGACGACGAGCGGGTCAGCAACTTCGAGCCTGGCGTGTTCAAGTACCTAGCGCCGGGCGAGAGCGTGAGCGTCCCTCAGCTGGACGCACCTGATGGTCAATTCGAGCCGTTCATGCGCGGCATGCTGCGAGCGGTGGCCGCGGCGGTCTCATGCAGCTACGAGACGATCTCGCGGGACTTCAGCCAGAGCAACTACAGCAGCAGCCGGCTGAGCCTGCTGGAGGACCGGGAGATGTGGCGGATGCTGCAGGATTGGCTGATCGAGCATGTCTGCCAGCCGGTGTTTGAGCGGTGGTTGATGGCAGCCATGGCATCCGGTGAACTGGCGTTGCCTGGGTATGACCTGATGCCGGAGCGCTACAGCTCAGTGCGCTGGTTCCCGCGTGGCTGGGAATGGGTCGATCCACAGCGCGAGGTGGCCGCCTACAAGGATGCAGTGCGGTGTGGGTTCAAGACCCAGGCCGAGGTGGTGGCGGCTGGTGGTGGCGACCTAGAGGACATCCTGCAATCCTTGGCTGATGAACGGCAGCGTGCACAGGAGCTGGGCCTGACGCTCGACATCGACCCGGGCAAGGTGTCCGGCGCCGGTCTGACCCAAGCCCGCCCGCCGGGCAGCATCATCCCTCAAGATCCTTACGCCACTGATGACATCGCGGCGCAGTCCACTCCGGCAGACGCCAGCGCGACCGCAAACCAAGATCCCAATGCCGACCCATTGTCAGCCGCTGACGGAGGCATGGTCTGATGCCATATCCGAATGAGCACGCTGCCAGGTTGGTCGATCCCGATCAGTTTGAACGATTTGCACGTGAGCAGGATGCCGGTGGTCCTGGGATTGATTTTGTGTTCGGCATCAACCCAGATCAACCCGTGGAGATTCAGGCGATTCGATTCGATGCTGATCGCTTCACCGTCGCGGAAGCGAAGGCATGGCTGGCCGATCACGACTACAAGCCGATCCTGTTCGAGGAGGCAACGGGTGACAGGGCTATGCTGAGTCCAGGTAATGGCCGAACGATGGATCTGCGCGAGCTGAACCGAGAGCCGCTGCAGCGAGTGGCATCTTTCGATTACGCCACTGCTGTGCGCGGCAAAGGCGAAGAGGATGCTCGCACGCTGGAGTTTCCTTTCAGCTCAGAGGTTCCCGTCGACCGCTGGTACGGTCCCGAGGTGTTGAGCCATGGCGACGGCGCCATGGACATGACTCGCCTGAATGATGGTGCTCCTCTTCTGTGGAATCACGACCCCAATCAAGTGCTGGGCGTGATTGAAAAGGGCTGGGTTGAGAATGCTCGCGGCTATGTCCGTGTGCGGTTCTCACGCAGCGCATTCGCAGAGGAGAAGCTGACCGACATCCGCGATGGCATCCTTCGCAATGTGTCGGTTGGCTACAGCATCACCGATGCGCAGCCGATGCGCTCGAACGGCCAGGACGGAATCTTGGCCACCTCATGGCAACCTCATGAGGTGTCCGTCGTCAGCGTGCCAGCTGATGCCAGCGTCGGAATCGGGAGAAGTCTCGACGATGACGCCACCGCGGCCCCGGCCGCAACCAACCCCCCAACCACCAAACCCATGGAACCGACCATCGACCTCGAGGCGGTGCGGGCGCAGGCTGCGGCCGATGAGCGCACCCGCGTCGCCGGTATCACCAGCCTCTGCCGTGAGCACGGCACCGACGATCTGGCTCAGGGCCTGATCGAGCGCGGCGCCAGCGAAGCTGACGCAATGCGCGAGGTGCTGGCTGCAATCGGCAAGCGTGCCAAGCAACCCGCAACCCCTGCAGCCCCTGCAGCTCCTGCTGCTCAGCCCATCGCCAGCGGCTCGGCCGACATCGGCCTGACCGATAAGGAGGCCCGCAGCTTCAGCTTCCTGAACGCGATTCGCGCTCAGATGGATCCCACCAACCGTGCACTGCAGGAGGCCGCGGCATTCGAGCGCGAGTGCTCGGCTGCTGTGGAGCAGAAGACCGGCCAAGCTGCCCGTGGCATCTGGGTGCCGCATGACGTGCTGAAGCGCGACCTGACCGTCGGCAGCGCCAGCGCCGCTGGTGATCTGGTCTTCACCGACGCCCGCCCCGGCAGCTTCATTGAACAGCTGCGTAACCGCCTGGCGCTGAACGCCCTGGGCATGACCACGCTGACCGGCCTTCAAGGTCCGGTTGCAATCCCCCGCAAGACGGGCGCCAGCACCGCCTACTGGCTGGCTGAAGGTGGCGATCCCACCGGCAGCAACCCGACGGTTGATCAGGTGACCATGACCCCCCGCACCGTGGGGGCCTACACCGATTTCACCCGCCGGCTGATGCTGCAGTCCAGCCTGGACGTTGAGACCATGGTTCGCAATGACCTGGTCGAAACCCTGGCGCTGGAGATCGACCGAGCCGGCCTCTACGGTCTGGGCTCCAGCGGTCAGCCTCAAGGCGTCAAGCTGACCACGGGCATCAACACCGTGGACTTCGCCGCCGACAGCCCGACTTATGCCGAGCTGATTGAGATGGAGACCAGCATCAATGCCGACAACGCCGACATCGGCGCGATGTCGTATCTGACGAACTCCACTCGCTACGGCGCGTTCAAGACGACCGACAAGGCATCCGGTGCGGCTCAGTTCGTGCTTGAGCCCGGCGGCACCGTCAACGGCTACCCAGTGGTTCGCTCGAACCAGGTCGCGGCTGGTGATGTGTTCTTCGGCGTGTGGAATCAGCTGCTGCTTGGCCTCTGGTCCGGCATCGACCTGAACGTCGATATGGCAGCCCTGGCCAAGAGCGGCGGCGTCCGCGTGATCGCGCTGCAGGATCTGGACTTCGCTGTCCGTCATCCTGAGGCCTTCTGCCGCGGCAACAACACCCTGTGATCATGAGGATTCGGATCCTGCGCCAGACCTCGATCAGCGGCCAGCCTGCCCGGGTTGGTGATGTGGTTGAGGTATCCAGCTCTGATGCCTGGTTGCTGCTCGGCAGCGGCAAGGCGGAGGTGGTGCGGGATCCGGTCCCTGCTCCAGCCCCTGAGCCTGAGGCGCAGCCTCGGGCACGCAAACCCCGCACCCCCAAGACCCATGGCCGTTCATGAGCTCTCGCTGGACAAGCTCCAGCATTTCACCCTGTTGGCGACGACCACCATCACCGCCACCGGCAATCAGACCGGCGTCGACATCAAGGATTACGAAGGCGACGTTCAGATCATCCTGACCGGCACCGCTGCTGGTGCTGGCGCCGATCTGACCTTCCGCATCGAGGAATCGGCCGATGACTCGACCTACACCGCCGTCACCGGTGGCACCTTCACGGCGATCGGCAACGCCGCCGCGAAGCAGGTGATCACCCTGAACAGCAATGACCTGAAGCGGTACATCCGCCTCAGCTGCACGGCTGAGACCGGCACCGCCTCGAGCGCCGTTACCTGCCTGGGCTTTGGTCTCAAGAAGTACGGCTGAGGTTGACGATGGCATGGTCTGAGGATCCAACAGACTTTCTGGAGGACTTCGGGGTCACCGTGACCGCGAACGGCACCACTGGTCTGGGGATCCTCGACATGCCTGGTGAGTACGTGGCCAATGGCCGGGTGATCACGAATGAGTATCAGCTGCGTGCTGAGGTGTCGAAGTTCGGCGGTCTGACCTATGGCGATAGCGTCACGGTGGCGGGCGACGCCTACACCGTGCGTGAGGCGCCACTGATCGCCGATGACGGCGTGTTCTGCGTGATGCTGCTCACGAAGGATTCAGCGACACTGGCACCTCCATCAGGGCCTGACGTCCCGGCTGATTTCCTTGAGGACTTCGGACTGACCGTCACAGCCAATGGCGCCACCGGCCTGGGGATCTTGGATGCACCAGGCGAGTATGTGGCTGATGGCATGGTGATCACCAATGAGTACATGCTGCGCGCAGAGACTGCGCTATTCGGCGGTGTCACCTATGGCGACAGCGTGAGCGTGGGCAATGACTCGTTCACCGTGCGAGAGGCGCCATTGCTGGTTGATGATGGCATGTTCTGCCTGATGCTGCTGACTAAGGTCGCGGTTGGCAACCTACTGCTGGAGGATGGTTTCAACATCCTGCAGGAAGATGGATTCAAAGTGCTACTGGAGGCGTGATGGCTGACTCGAAGGTTTCACAGCTGACAGCAGCGACAACACCGCTCGCTGGCACTGAGCTGGTCTATTTGGTGCAGGGCGGCAACAGCCGACGCGCCACGGCGCAGGCCATTGCCAATTTGGTGCCCGGCACTGATCTGAGCTATGACGCAGCGACGCGGTTGCTGTCGAGCAGCACCGGCGCAGATGTGACGCTGCCGGTTGCGACAGCAAGCCTTCCGGGTCTGATGGCTGCAGCTGACAAGGCGCTGACGGATGCGCTGATTGCGGCTGGCGTCACGGCAGCCGGTTCGGTTGTGACGATCCCGCACATCCATGGTGACTTGGCGGGCAGCGTCTATATCCACGTCAAGAACACCAGCGGCGGTCAGCTGGTCAAGGGCACGCCGGTGCGGGTGACGGGTGCAGTGGGCGATACCACCACGCTCGAGGTGGCGGCGGCTGATGCGACCACGGTCGGCACAATGCCGGCGATCGGGATCTTGGGCGACACGCTGGCGAACAACGGCACGGGTCATGCCGTGGTTGGCGGCGAGCTGACCGGCTTGGCAACCGGCAGTTACAGCATCGGCCAGGCGCTATATGTGGCATCTGGTGGTGGGCTGACCGGCACCAAGCCAACCATCGGCACAGTGCAACAGGTCGCGATCGTGGGGCGTGTGCATGCCTCCACAGGCAGCGTCACGGTGACGATCGGCGCGCAGTTGAGCCCGAACTGGGACACGGCCTACAGCGAGCGGCTGCGGTGGGACGGCGGCGCGACTGGTCTTGATGTGGCGACAGGCCGGGCGAGCTTGGGGCTGGGCAGCCTGGCCACGCAGAACGGGACGTTCAGCGGCACCAGCTCAGGCACGAACACTGGCGATGTGACGCTGGCCGCCAGCGTTGCTGATGTGCTGAGCGTCAGTGGGCAGGAGCTGCAGGCGGATGATCCAGGCGCTGATCGGCTGGTGTTCTGGGATGACTCAGCTGGGAAGCTGACGCACCTGACGCTGGGTACGAATCTGACGATCACCGGCACGACGCTGGATGCTGCAGGCGGCAGCACGGATCTGGGCTACACGGCATCCACGCGACTGCTGACCAGCTCCACCGGTGCTGATGTGACGCTGCCACTGGCCACCACCAGCGATCCTGGGCTGATGGCCGCGGCCGACAAGGTCAAGCTGGATGGCGTGGCTGCTGGCGCCACGGCGAACTCAACGGATGCACAGCTGCGCGACCGCAGCACGCACACGGGCACGCAGTCAGCGAGCACGATTACCGGCCTGGCGACGGTGGCCACCACCGGAGCGTATGCGGATCTGACCGGGAAGCCGACGATCCCAGCCGCAGCTGATGCGGCACCGCTGGCGCTGGGTGCTGCCGCTGCGATCGGCACCAGCACGGATTACGCCAGGGAAGATCACGTGCACGCTCGGCCGAGCGCGAGCGACATCGGTGCAGCGGCCAGTGGTGCGATCACCGGCAGTGGGATCACGATGGCCACTGCGCGCCTGCTGGGCCGCACAACAGCGAGCACCGGCGCGGTGGAGGAGATCAGCGTGGGCTCTGGCTTATCGTTGAGCGGCGGCACGCTGAGCGCCACGGGCGGCGGTGGCGGCGGCCTGACCCACTTCGTCGAGTCCGAGAGCACCGCATCACCCAACGCGACCGTGCCGGTCGATGCGCTGACGGCGACGGATGCGAGCTACACGAACATCGACGTGGCCATCGTACCCAAGGGTTCAGGCGCACTACTGGCGCAGGTGCCGGATGGGACGACGGCTGGGGGGAACAAGAGAGGACTCAATGCAACTGATTTGCAAAAAGGTGCACGATCGCTTTCAACCAAGGTTGCGTCTGGTAGTTCTTCTGTAATTGTTGGCGGCAGCGATAACACAGCCTCTGGATCAACTAGCGTCGTCGTCGGTGGTTCCGGCAACACAGCATCTAACACTAATACATTTGTTGGCGGTGGCAGCAATAATATGGCGTCAACAAGTGGAGCAGCGGTATGCGCGGGAAGCGGTAACTCCGCATCAGGATCAACTGCATTTATCGGAGGCGGATCCACAAACACCGCATCGGCATCGGGAGCATGTGTTGCTGGCGGAAGCAGTAATTCAGCAACAGGTAGTAACTCTGCAATTGCTGGCGGGCAATCAAACACAGCAAACGCATCAGCTTCTTCTGTAAGTGGCGGCGCATACGGTACAACCAGATCAATTCATGGGTATTCAGTAAGACCTGCGTGCAATGCCCCTATTGCCTCTGTCGCTGGCGTCACCCAATCCGCCCTCCTACTCCTAGGTCGCCAAACCACCGACGCCACCCCAACCGTCCTCACCAGCAACAACAGCGCCGCCGGCACCACCAATCAAGTCATCCTCCCCAACAACTCCGCCTACAGCTTTTCCGGTGAGGTGATCGCAGGTCGGACTGGAGGAGGCGACACCGCCCGCTGGACGATCAACGGCGCCATCAAGCGCGGCGCCAGCGAAATCACCACCGCCATGGTCGGCACGCCCACCGTCACGATGACCCACAACGACGCTGGCGCAGCCGCCTGGACCGTGGCCATCACCGCCGACACCACCAACGGTGGCATTAAGGTTGAAGTCACCGGCGCGACATCCACCACCATCAGGTGGGTGTGCAAGATCAATACCACCGAGATGACCTTCTGATGGCCCTGATCACCGACCTCGCCGAAACCCCCTTTGGCATCCCCATCATCGCCGCCTACGCTCGCATCACCCTCCTGCGGGCCGACAAGCACGGTTTGATGCTGCAGGTCAGCCACTACGCCAGCGAGGCCGCCGCCCAATCCGGCGCGAGCCCCATCCTCGACCGCACCGAGTTCGCCCCCACCGAGGAGCTGGCCCCAGGCCCCAACCCGCTGGCGATCGGTTACGCCTGGCTCAAGCAGCAGCCTGCCTACGTCGACAGCAAGGACACCTGATCATGGCATCACGCAGCGAGCAGATCCTTGCTCAAATCGCAACCACCCTGGCGGCCACCGCCGGCATCGGCACCGTCTACCGCTCCAGGGTGGAGGCCTTCTCGCGTGATGAAGCGCCTGCCATGGTGATCGAGCCCGGTGGCGAATCTGCCCGGGAGATGAGCACCTGCAAACTCGACTGGACGTTGCCGGTGCTCATCGCCATCCACACCCGTGGCAGCATCCCTGATCAGCTGGCCGATCCGATCCGCGTCTCAGCTCACAGCCTGCTCATGGCCGACCGCACCCTCGGCGGACTGGCGCTGGACATCATCCCGCTCGGCACCGATCCACAGCGCGACAAGGCCGATCTCACCTCCCTTTGGCTGGTCTGCACCTATCAGGTGCGCTACCGCACCCTGGCCAACAACCTGGAGTCTGCATAGCACAGGCCAAGCTAGGCTGGTCACAGATCATGTCTGCGTCAATGGCTCGCACCCAGATCAAGCCGCAGGCTGAGGATGCACCTCTGCCGCCACCGCCCGCCGAAGGTGGCAGCTACATCCTCTCCGGCGGCTCCTGGCTGTGCGTGCAGCAGACGGCGCCCGCCGCCGCCGCTGCAGACACCGCCCCCGAATCTGAGGACTGACCCATGGCCCTGTGGCGCAATCGCCTAGCCCTCGTCAAGACCGAGGCCACCTATGGCACCAGCAGCAGCCCCGCTGCCACCGATGCCCTGCTGTTCACCGAGCTCGACATTGAGCCCTTGGCGCTTGAGCTGGTTGAGCGCGAAACAATTCAGGCATACATGGGCAACCGCGCCAGCGTGGTTGCTCAGCGATCGGTGCCGCTCAAGGCGACGGTTGAACTGGCCGGCTCCGGCACCGCTGGCACCGCCCCCCGCTGGGCGCCGCTGATGATGGCCTCGGCATGCAGCGAGACGGTCGTCGCCAGTACCAGCGTCACCTACGCCCCGGCATCCTCCAGCCACAGCTCCTACACCTGCGACTTCTACGCCGACAACGGCAGCCGTCAGGCGATCACCGGCATCCGTGGCACTGCAGAGATCAGCCTCACCGTGGGTGAGATCCCGACGATCGCGTTTGAGCACATGGGGCTGTATGCCGCCCCCGGCGCCCTGAGCCGTCCGTCGGAGACCTACTCCGCCCAAGCTGCGCCCGTGGTGGTCAATGCCGACAACACCACCAGCGTCAGCGTGCATGGCTTCAGCGCCTGCCTGCAGTCCTTCACCCTGTCGCTGGGTGTCGAGACTGTGTTCCGCCAGCTGGCCGGCTGCACCAAACAGGTGCTGGTCACCGATCGCAAGGCCACCGGTTCGATCACGATCGAGCTGCCTGCCTTCGCCACGAAGGATTTCCTCACGCTGGCCAGCAACCAGACCACCGGCGCGATCAGCTGGGTGCATGGCGCCACCGCGGGCAACATCATCACCTTCAACGCCAGCACCTGCGCATTCGATGCGCCGACCATTGAGGATGGCGACAGCGTGACGATGATCACCCTGCCGTTCCGTCTGCTGCCCAGCGGCAGCGGTAACAACGATTTCTCCCTCGCTCTGACCTGATGGCCTTCATCCTCGAACAATCGCCCACCTTCTCCTGGCCGATCGTGATCCGGGAGCTGGTGGACGGTGGCCGCTACCGCACCCATCAGTTCGAGGCGGTGTTCAACCGCCTGCCGCAGGATCGGATGGAGGAGGTGCAGCTGGCCTACCACCGGATCAAGACTGAGGTGCAACGCGATGAGCTGATCGACGCGCTGCCCACCCGCGAGATCGCATCCGAGATCCTGGCCGGCTGGAAGGGCATCACCAACCCTGACGGTACCGATGTGGAATGCACGCCAGCCACGAAGGAGCAGCTGCTGAAGGTGGCGACGGTGGCCGACGTGCTGGTGGCCACGTTCTTCGAGGCGCATGAGAAGGCGCGAGCAAAAAACTGACGGGCGCCGTGGATCACCTCATGCGTGCTGGCAAGGGTGACACGGCGCAGCTGCAGAGTGATGCTGCTGCCTATGGGGTGATCCTGGAATCGCATCATCTGGCGCCCACGCACTTCACGCTGTGGCATGACCTCTGGCCGGCGGTGCATCTGTTCATGCGATGTCTGACTCAATGGCGCACCAGCATCGACGGTGTGATCGGGTTGGATTATGGGGTGATGCTGCAGCTGGCCAGTCTGCTCGGGGTGACAGTGACCGAGCAGGTGCTTGATGATGTGCAGGTGATGGAAGCCCACGCGATCCACAAGGTGAACCGGAGGAAGTGACCATGGCCGCAATGCAGGCGCTGCTACAGATCAAGGCTGACGTCACCGGCGAGGGCCAGGTCAACGCCCTGGGTCGGGCGATCGGTGGCATCAAGCAGAAGGCCACTGAAGCCAGCGTGGGATTACGCGGCATTGCATCAAGCGCAGGCGGTTTATCGGGCGCAATGGGAACGCTGGTGCCATTGCTGAGTGGTGCTGGCCTGGTAGCCATGGGCAAATCAGCCATTGATGCTGCCGACGACATGAATGACATGGCGCAAAGAACAGGCGTCAGTGTTGAGCAGTTGAGCCGCTTCAAGCAGGCAGCAGATGCCAGCGGGACCAGTATTGGTGCTGTTGGCAGCGCATTGACCAAGCTGAACAGAAATCTGGCGTCTGGAAATGAAGGAGCAGCTAATGCTCTCAAATCCTTGGGCATTAGCGCTACAGACGCAACCGGCAAGTTGCGATCAGCTGATCAGATTATGCTTGATGTCGCCAATAAGTTTCAATCAATACAAGACCCAGCGCAAAAGGCGGCATTGGCCAACCAGTTGTTTGGCAAGTCTGGCGCTGACTTGATTCCGCTGCTGAATGGTGGCGGCGACGCGATTAAGAATCTTAGCGCCACAATGTCAACTGATTTTGCGCAAGGAGCCGATCAGCTGAACGATAAAGTGGTCGCCATTCAGACCAAGATGACCGAGCTAGGCGTCAAGATTGGCACCGCTCTAATGCCAGCGTTGAACATCATCGCTGATGGCATTGTCAATTTGGCGAACTGGTTCGGCAGCTTGCCTGGGCCGGTTCAAGCTGTCATTGGTGGCGTCACCGCGTTGGCTGTTGGCTTTGTCGCGCTGGCGCCTGCTATTTCTGCGATCATTTCAATCTTTGGTTCATTGAGCGGAATGTTTGCCGCTGGTACGTTTGGCGCCAGCATTATTGGTGCCCTCGGCGGCATCCTGACCTTCGTCACCGGCACGCTGATCCCTGGCCTGCTGGCGGTGGTGACTGGTCCGGCCGGTCTGACCGTGCTGCTGGTGGCCGCGATCGTGGCGTTGTTCATCGCATTCCGTGAGCCGATCATGGGCTTCCTTACCTGGGTTTGGGAGAACCTAGTGGGTGGCTTTCAGAAGATTGCCGATTGGTACATGAATGTATATGTTAAGTTCTGGGTTGATCTGTGGGCCAACTACATCGTCAAGCCAATTACAGATTTTCTGTCTTGGTTTGGCAAGGTGTTTATGAAAGGTTGGGAGACTTACGTCAATAGCATCCGAGGCGTATGGGATGCAGCTGCTGGATTCTTCACGCAAGCATGGCAAAAGGCGGGCAGCTTTATTACCGGAATATGGGGTGGCATCATCAATGGATTGCGAGGAATTGTTAATAGTTTCTTTGGAGCCTTCTTTGGCCAGATCAATTCAGCAGTTCGTGCCATCAATGGATTGATCGCCGCCTTCAATCAACTGCCTGGTCCTGACATCCCGTTCATTCCTCAGGTGCCTATTCCTCGATTCGCCGAGGGCGGCGTTGTTGATCGACCCACCCTGGCCATGGTTGGCGAAGGCGGCGAGCGCGAATACATCATCCCCGAGTCGAAGATGGCAGGCGCTGCAGCGGCCTACCTCGGCGGTGCACGCGGCGCGTCGGTGGTTGGACCCAGCACAATCAACGTGACTACCGGCCCGGTGCTCCAGCAGCAGGGCCAGAACTGGGTCACGATGGCTGACCTGCAGCAGGCGATGCGTGCCACCGAGGCCGCCACCCTGCAGCGCATTCGCACCCCTGCCGGCCGCGCTGCCCTGGGCATCCGATGACGGTCGTCTCTCAGAGCCAGTTCCTCAGGGTCTACACCACAGCCGGTGCAACCCTCCACCGCTGGCAGTCGTACTACGCGCACACCACGCAGCAGCACGCCGGATCGGCGTGGTCATACCTGCCGTTTGATGCCTCAGGTATCACAGCCGGCCAGACCGGTGACGAGTCTGGCATGACCATCACGCTGCCAGCGCTGCCAGCGGTGGTTGATGCGATCGAGCTGGCAATCACCCAGTCGCATCTGTGGGAGCTGACCATCTACCAGTTCACGCCAGGGCGCGAGCAACAGCAGATCCTAGTGGAGACCTTCACCGGCGAGATCGTTCGCGCAGTGGCAACCCTCGGCGCAATGCGGATTGACCTTGGCTCCACCCTGTCACCAGTGGGTGCGCAGATCCCACCTCGGACGCTGACTAGTAACCTGATCGGGAAAGGCTGCAGGCTATGAGCGGGCTGATCTCCAGCGATCCACTGGCCATACTCGCCATGGAAGCCGGCATAATCCGGGCGCCACTGGCCGAGGGTGCAGCGCAGGGCGACACGCAGCTCGACAGCAAACAGCGTGCAGCGGCCATCGGCGAACCGGTGCCGATCGTGTTCTGTCGCCGCGATGAGACCGCCGGCACGGGTGGCGTCTTGATTTCACCGAGTGCCACTGAGGCACGGTTTAGCAACGACGCCAGCAATGCCGTCACGGCGTCCTACCACCTAGTTCTGAGCGAAGGGCGCATCGGGTCGATTCAGGTGCGCGATGTCTTTCAGCGATCCTGCCGGGTTGGATCTTTCAGCCAGACGTATGACCGCAGGGCTGGCACGTGGACGCCTGGTAACTTCATTGTAGACAGAAGCACGCTGCCGCGCTTATTTTACATAACCTATATCCCTGACATGACGCGCAGGTATAGCAATACAGAGCACGCTAAACGCGCAGAGCAGTACGATCTAATCAATACAACTGTTGTCACAGATCCTGAACAGCTAAATCATTGGCCGTTTAAGGCGGAAGGAAGGCAGTATATGTGGGATTACGATTTCAAGCAGGCAACCCTTACCAATCCAAGCAATCCAGACGCGCTTTCGTCATGGTATATTCCAGGGAATATTTTTTACGCTCCGACTAAATACATACCAGCAACAAGCTACAACCTGCCTGCTGCTTCTTATTACTGCGGCACGGTCGGTACTTACGACGGCATGTCAACGCTGTCGTTTACTGTTACGATCCCGAATGGATTTGATCAATGGGATCGACAAGTGCATTGCTTCATCCGAAACGGAATGGAGGTAATGCGACTGCTAGATAACGTGACAGGATCCAGCAATAATTTTGCTGATCTCTACAACTGGTCATTGAGTAACTGTGCCAGGCTTGGCGCCAGCCAGATTGATTACAGCAGTTTGGCAAGCGCAGCGCAATTCCTGCATGTCAATGGTTTTAACTGCGACATCAATATCACCAAGAGTCAAAACCTTGGCGACATGGTGGCCGACATGGCGCCATATTTCTTGCTGACTGAAACCCGCGTTGCGGGTCGTCGCGGCTTACGGCCGGTGCTGCCAGTCAACAGCGATGGCACGATCAAAGCTACACCTGTGGAATGGGCCTATACGTTTACAGAAGATCACATTTTACCTGATTCGTTGCAAATTAATTATGTGCCACCAGCAGATCGTAAACCATTTGCCGTGCGTGCAATTTGGCGTCAACAGCTTGACGATGATCATGGAATTATCCGGTCCAATGAAGTACGCTTGGCTGGCGAAGCAGAGGAAGGGCCGTATGAACAGCATGATCTTTCGCAATTCTGCACACGCGAAAACCATGCAGTGAAGATCGCCGCATACATTCGTGCGCGACGGAAATACACAACGCACACAGCCAGCGTGTCATGCCGGACGATCGACTTTCCGCAGACCCTGCAGGCAGGCGACATCGTGCGACTAAAGCTGTACCGCTCTAGCGACATTGCAGCATCAGGGTTGTGGGATTACTTGTATCAGATTGAACGCATCACCAAGACAGCGGCCGGTGATGTCAGCATGGATCTGGTTCATTTTCCGATCAACGGTTCAGGTGTGAGCCCTATTGCGTTAGCAGTGGCTGAAACGTTTGGGACTGGCATCATGCTGACGAGCAACCGTACAGGCGTCAGCTGCGACGCAAGCCCTTCTAGGGCAAGTGATACAAGCGTTCCGATTGAGGTTTATACAACAGCCGCCCCATCTGCGCCTAGCTATATTTTTTCCGGTGGCACGTATCCAACTGCAAATGATGTGCCATCAGATATTGCAACAGAGGAAAGCCCATACATAATCATCAATGAAATACCTGAGCCGCCACCGGAGGAACCGCCAGAACAAAAGCCTGAGCCGGCACCAGAGCCAGGGCCGGAGCCAACCTCTGGATTCACCGGAGCGTTTGCCCCGGCAAATTGGACTGTTAATAGAGTAATAGTCAACCCTGACTATCCCATGTCATTCAACTGGGGTGAAGAATACCCTAGCATTGGATCGCTTGGCGGATATGTCGTGTTTACAGAGACCACTGCAACTTTGTTCGCTCCTGTTGTGTACTCTGTATCGCTGCCAAATCTATTATGGCGCAGGTTCATCATTTCTATTGCTCCTGCCTATGCTTGCACTGTTTCATTTACATGGACTTTTTACCCTCAATCCTATCCGCATTATCAAGACGACTTGCCAACTATCCATTATCCATTTGATAATGCAACTTACACATCGCCAACTGATATACCATATTCTGTAGGCAATCAGCCAAATGGATTCAATCTAGCAATTACAGGCGCGCAAAGTGGAACGCAGACAATCACAGCCGATGGCATCAATACGCTAGCTTTTGATGTTGATTCAATATATGACTCGATAGACAGTATCAACGAAACGCGAGGACGCCTAGTAATAAGCAATTTTACCGTAACCCCCTTGTAGCCATGGCCCTGTTTCCAGCCCTCGCCCCCAGCACCAGAACCTTTACACCAGGCAGTCATCCCTTCACCGCCTACACATCCATGTCCGGCCAGCAGAGTCGGGTGCGGCATTCATCCATCACCCTTGGCGGTCAGCTTGATCTGACATTCATCCGCCTAAGTTCTGCTGATCGGCAGGCGATCGAAGATCACTACCGCGAGCAATTCGGCGAGTTCGTGCCGTTCTACCTGCCAGCTCAGACGTTCTCAGGGTTCACTCAATTGGACGTTGACCCCTCTGGTCTCTGGCGCTATGCGCAACCGCCCGAGTTTGAGGACCATTGCGGTCCGACCACAACGGCTACCGTCAAGCTGATCTCTGTGCCAGGCGGTGCAGCCGGCGCCCAGCTGGGGCCTGTCACCGTCTCGATCACAACCGCATCCTGATCATGGCCATCTTTCCAGCGCTGGAACCCGCTACCCGCTCATACAGCATGGGGCGCTATCCGATGGTGACGCAGCAGGTATTCGCCGCCGAGCCGGTGCGATTCTTGCAAAGCGCTGTGTCGATTGGCTATGTGCTCAAGCTGGGTTACACCTTCCTGACCGCAGCCGAGGCGAAGCTGATTCGTGATCACTGGCGTGAGCAGTTCGGCGGCATCGAGCCATTCCTGCTGAGCGATGAAGTGATGCTGAATCACGGCGACGCGAACATTGTCAGTGCCACCAAACGATGGCGCTACAGCTCACCGCCGCAGGAACAGCAGCTGACCGGTGGTCTGGTCAACATCACGTTGGAGCTGGAGACCGTCGAGGGCACCTTCGTCCTGGGCGCTGCCATGGCCATCGCCGTTGCGATCGTGGTCGGCAAGGCCAATGCTGGCGGATCAGCCATGGCCATCGGGATCGTTGTCTCCTTCGCACCAGGCTCGGCCGAGGGGCCCGATCACAAGGCGCCTGGCGTTGATCTTGTTGTGACGATCGCCATTGCCGCTGGTGCATTTGTGACGCCAGCCGCATCCCTGACAATCGCCGCCGCAATGGTGGCCGGCAAACCTGGCGGCGCTGGCACCATCGTGCAGGCACAGCCTCTTAGCCAGTCGGTCGTCGTCTTGATCACCGGCGGCGCAGCCAGCGCCATTGGTTCGACTGCAGCTCTGGCGCTGACCGTTGCCATTGCCCATGAAATGGGCGAAGCCAATGGCACAGGCCAAGCTCCAGGCGCCAGCAGCACGCTGACGCTCACATTGGCAGCCGGCTCTGCCAGCGCGGTCTAGGATCGGCTGACGACTGGTTCACCGTATGGCTTCGCTCGTCTACAACTCCGCCGTGGACGACATGGCGCGTGGTCTGATCGACTTCGACTCGGACACGTTCAAGGCCATGCTGGTCACCAGCACCTACAGCCCCAACAAGGACACGCACGACAAGCGCGATGACGTGACCAATGAGGTGACCGGCACCGGCTACACCGCCGGCGGTACCACCTGCGCGGTCACCGTCACCAAGGACACAGCCAACGACAAGGTGGTGATCACCCTCGGATCTGTCAGCTGGTCCAGTAGCACCATCACCGCCCGTGGTTGCGTCTACTACAAGAGCAGGGGTGGCGCCAGCAGCGCCGATGAAATCGTGGCCTACAACGATTTCGGCGGTGACGTGAGCACCACCGGCGGCACGTTCTCAGTGGCGGCCAGCACGATCACGTTGCAGAACTGACCATGCCTGGTGATCACGAGGTCACGCACGGCGACATCCTGCGGGCGATCGGCACCATCGAGGGCAAGCTCGATGCGATGCACAGCAACCTGGGGCAGAAGCACACTGACATTGCCGAGGCGTTTCGACGGCTGGGCGAGGCTGAGAAGCGCATTGCCCAGGGCATGATCATCGCTGTGTCAGTGGGCGTGATCTTCCCGTTGGTGTGGCAGGCCATGGGCACACAGGTACACTTCGGCCATCCACCGGCTGAGATCCGGCAGTGATCAACGACCTCACGCCGTTCTTCGAGCACTGGAAGGGACTGCCCCATCAACGCTCCGCGGCGCAGCAGCTGTGGGAGGCGGTGCCAGCCAGCCTGAAGAAGGACGACGCGGCCTGGTACGAGACATGGAAGGCGGCCGGCAAGCAGGAGCAGCCGCGGAGCCTGACCAACCCGCTGCAGTGCCGCTACTTCAGCCAGCGCGACTCGGCGACTGAGCATGCCCTCCGGATGTGTTTCAGCAGCAGCTGCGCGATGCTGCTGGAGACCATGCGGCCCGGCACGCTGACCGGCCCCAACGGCGACGATGCCTACCTCGGCCGGGTGCTCAGGTACGGGGACACCACCGAGGCGACCAGCCAGATCAAGGCGCTGCAGTCCTACGGCATCGAAGCCGGGATGGTGCGCAACGCCAGCTGGCGCACGATTGAACAGCAGATCGACCGGGGCATCCCGGTGCCGATCGGCATCCTCCACAAGGGGCCAGTGAGCGCACCCACCGGCGGCGGCCACTGGATCTGCGCCATCGGCTACGACGCCGACGCCTTGGTGGTGCACGACCCGTTCGGCGACCTTGATCTGGCGAGCGGCACCTACGTCAACAACTGGGGCGCACGGCTTCGGTACAGCAAGAAGAACCTCGGCCCGCGTTGGATGGTCGAGGGGCCCGGCACTGGCTGGGCGATCATTGCTCAGCCCTAGGCTGGTGCCATCTGCATGTGATCCATGGACGCCAACACCGCCGCGATCGTCGCCATCGCCGTTGCTGCCGGCAGCGAGATCATCGCGCTGTCGCCGCTGAAGGCCAACAGCTTCGTGCAGCTGGCGCTGCAGTTCTTGCGCATGGCGTTCCCCAAGCGGTGAGTCGAACGGGCACAAAAAAGGGGCCTCTCGGCCCCCGGTGGTTCAGTCCTCCTCGATCATCCGATCGACCGTCTCGATGATCCGATCAGCGGCCTGGATCAGGCCAGCCACGTTCTCTTGGAAGCGGCGATCGGATTCCTCAAGCGCGGCGATCAGCTCGGCGAGGCTTTCTGAAATCTTCATGTTTCTAGGTGCGGGGTGGTGGGCATCTCTGCCCTGCACTCAAGGTACCGCTGGGGATGCGCCCTGGGCAGGGTCGTGTCACAAGTCTTCACACTCCAAGGTCGTCGCTCACCTTGGCGACGGCGCATGAAAAAGCCCGGCTGTCTCACGGCCGGGCCCCACTCCCATCACACCGGTTTGCGCCGGCACACCTACGCTATCAGCGACCCTTGCCTGAACAGCATGTTCTGGCTGGACATGAACCTGCCCCTCTCGGATGAGTTCGAGATCGAGAAGCAGGTGCGCTACATCCAGGCGTGTGAAAACCTGGAGGAACTGCGAAACGTGGCGGTGGAGCTGCTGCGGTTCTCGACCCTGCAGGCTCACGTCTCCAGCCAGCTGGTGCTGCAAGCGGCCGAGATCGAGGCCGACATGATCGGCATCGGCGAACCAACCGCTGAGCACCACCGGATGGCAGAGGAGATCCTGGCTCAGCGGGCGAGCAGCTGATCGAGGTACAACTCCGCCTGCCAGCGATCCTCGCAGTAGCGGCAGTAGCCGCGAGCGCAGGCGCGGTGCTCAATGTGACCGCGATCGGTCCGCAGCACCTCGATGGTGCCGCCGTCGCGGTGGATCACATCGAGCACCTGGGTCACGGGAGGATCCTCGACGCCAGCCACAGGCTAAGCCCGCACACCACGCAGTAGGCGACGGTGAGCAGGAGGAAGTCGTGGAGGGTCATTCGCCCACCTCCGGCAGCGGCAGGGCGTGGGCGGGGAGCCAGTGGGTGAAGTCGTCAGGGAACATTGCAAGACAACCAGCGGAACGTTGTTCCCAGTTCCATCCGTCATCTTGATCTGTTCCAACCCAGCACCAAGCGCTCGCGTCCGAGTCCTTCGGCCATGGCGCACAGTCGCTCGGCCCCGGCAACCGCTCACTCACGCTTACCGGCACCAACGCCTGCCGCTGCAGCAGCTCGGCGGCGCGGTTCAGCTGAGCGGCAGCCGTCGTGGCGCCAATTCGGGCGTTTCCTGCAGCACTAACCCGCAACCACGCCACCAACTCCGCCACCGCACCATCGCTAGGCTGCCCAGTGACAGCGGCCGGCTCCCTGCCTTGCGGCACAGCCGGTTCATCTGCCAGGGCGGCGCGAGCGCGATTAACTATCGGTTTGGCAGTGCTGATGTGCTTTGTGCCATCTTCGCAGTAGATGATGCTGATAGCGTTCTCAAGCGCCATCAGCAGCTCAGCACACAGGGCGCGGAAGTCAGTGCTCATTGGTGGTTCTCCAGTTCGGCGGCGATTTGACGCAGGATGTCCAGGCACCCCCGCCCATCGCTGGAGTTTTCAATCTGCAGTGCAGCAGCACGCAGGGCGGCGGCGGCAACAGCACGGGCCGGGGGCTCGCCTCCATGTTCCTGGTAGACGTACGCTACGGCGATCATTACCTGGTTGGCCGGAGATAGTTGATCAGCCATTGTTCTCCAGCTCCTGCAGTCGCTCAAGAGCGCGGCGGCTCAACTCCTCAGCGCCCCATCGGGCGGCTTGGGTGGCGATCCAATTTTCACGATTCAGCCCAAACGGTGGTGCCGCGTTTCGCCACTGCTGCACCAGCTCCGGCGGTGGGGTGATCGGGTGTTGCTGTTGTGAATCAGTCATCGAGTTGTTCCAGGGCGGCGCGGGCCTCAGCATCAATGTGAGGCGGCACAGAGTTGCCCGTCCGGTGCGAGTGGACGTAGATGGCCAGCAGATATCGGAAGTCAGCCATCATCCCCTGCTCCCCTGCACGGTGGCATCCAGAGTAGTCAAGTCAGCCATCCCCATGACCGTCCGCTTTTGATGTGGTAAATCAATGAACGTGAGACTCCGTAGCGCCGCGCTATTGAGTTTCCGGTTTCTCCGCGCCGCAGTCTTTCCTTGATTGACCGCACCTGCTCTGGTGTTAGTGAAACAACCGCAGACAGACGCTTTAGCGCTGCGTGTTGATGATTCTGTGAGTGAGTGACCCATTCCAAATTGCTTGCATGATTGTTGGTCTTGTTTCCATCAATGTGATTGACCTCCCGATGATCTGGGTCAATCCCATGAAATGCCTCTGCGACAAGGCGATGGACATAGAGGTCAAGCCTTTGGCCAGCGAGCTTGCACTGAATCCCGAGATAGCCAGCGCCAATGCGGCGAGGCCGTAGCTCAACCTCTGAAAAGGTCTGCCAGCCCTTGCCTCGACGCCTAGAGCTGGCCATCCTGATTACGCGGCCAGTATCGCTAACAAGTAACGATGGCGCGCTGGCAGGAACAGCCCAGTTCATCCGAGAGAGCCCATAACGGAACTGTGTCCATTATACCTGCCGGTCACGGCGTAGCTGTGCTGGGGGATGCCCGCCATCTGGTGGAACACCATCTGGCCGATCTTCATGCCCGGCCATAGGGCGACCGGGTGCAGCTGGCGGCTGTTGTGCAGCTCCAAGGTCAGCACGCTGCCGTGCCAGCCGGGATCGCAGTAGCCGGCCATAAGATGTTCGAGCCCGCTCCTGGCGCGGGAGGACTTGAGCATGAACTGCGCGGCGATGTCGTCGGGCAGGTGGAACGTCTCGATCGTCTGGGCCAGCACGAACTGTCCCGGCTTGAGCAGGTAGGGGTTCTCCTGCGTGTGGCCGGCGAGTGGGTAGGGCACCAGCTCCAGGCCCTCGGCGGACTCGATCAGCAGCGTGTCGCCGAGGCGCACATCGAGGCTGGCCGGGTTGACCAGCTCAGGATCAAATGGGGAGACCATGCCGCCGTTGCAGCGGGCGGTGATCTGCCAGTCAGCAAGGATCACTGCTGCACCTCCTGCTGCTGCGCAGCCTGGGCGAGGTCTGTCATTCGCTGCTCAACTAAAACAATCCCATCAGAATTGCGAGTGAACTTGTACCAGCCCTGATCAAGCCTGCCTGCCATGGTCATCATGGCGCGATCACTGAAGCGGGCGCCATGAATGTTCCAGGTTAGGGTCCAAATGTCGAATGGATAGGTGCGGCGATAGAGCAGGGCACCCATAGCACGCACCGGAAACAACGCCGCATTCAGGATCACGGCCCAAGTCGGCATGATTGTGCCTTCTGGAATGCGCCGGGTACAGCGGTCCCAGATGCGGTAACGGAGGCTAGCCGTCACTCGCCCACCTCCTGCTCCTGCCCGGCCACGAGGCCGGTGTACACCGAGTGCATCGGATGCGCAGGGTCGTGCCGGCCGTCGTCGGCATAGAGCTGTTCGAGGCGGTCTTGCACCGCCTGTTGTTGGATGGGGTCGCAGTTGTTCATCGTTCGGTCTGGTCGAAGGAGCGCATGGCGGCGTGAGCGTAACCGGCGATGTCCTCCCAGTGCTGGCGATCGTGAGGATCACCTCCACTGAGGATGCGGCCGATCTTATGGGCGATCATGTCCAGGGCTTCGCATGCACCAGATGACAAGCTGCTCCGGTTGATGCCTTTGCGCATGGCATGTTTGATGCCCTGCGACACGAAGCCTACGGCTTCAACGCCGCCGTGTTGATCGTCGCGGTTGGGGATTGCTGGGTCCATCAGATCACAGTCCGGGTTGCATGGTTGGGGTCGGTCTCATCCAGGTGGCACTCAGGCCCGAATCCGGTGGCGAGCACTTCATCGCGGGATGGCTCGGCTCGCTCGGCGTCGGTGGCCTGCAGGCTCTCCAGCCAGCTGTCCAGGGCCGCCCGGCTGGTGGTGCCGGCCGGCAGCTTGAGGAACCGACGCAGCTCGCGCTGACAGCGGATCCAGACACTGGCGCTGCGGGCGTAGGCGATGAAGAACCGGCCGTTGATGTCGCGGCCGGTTTCGATGCTCATCCCGCCCTGCAGGTTCAGGCGGTCGCGGCGCATGCTCGGATCTCAGTGGACCAGCCAAGCACGTGACGCAGCAGCGCCTGGCGCTCGTGCGCGATGTCGAGCGATGGCGTCAGCCATGCAGCATCGGGATCGGTGTCGACCGTCAGCCCGGCGGCGAACGGTGCAGCTTGATCAGTGCCGGCCGGTGCGCAGATCCAGGCGCGGCCGCGGCGAAGGTAGTAGTGCTTCACAGGACAGGGAGAGGGATGGTTGAGCAGTGGATGCGCGGCACCAGCCAGACGCTGGCGTCGTTGGTGGCCAGCACCTCGTAGTAAGGCCAGCCACGGATGGTGAGAACACCGGTGACGGTGGCAGTGTCGAGCACGCCCCAGCCGAGGATGTAGACCTTCTGGCCGCGTTCGTAGCGCTGGCCCCGGCGGTGGGTTCTCATGGCTGCTGCAGCGCCTGGCATGCGCGGACATGGCCAGCATTGCAGTCTGCGCGGGTCATGTCATCCAGGGTGGTGGTGAGGCACCAGTGGAAGGCGCCGGCGAGGCCGGCGATCATGGCGAGGGTGGCGAGGGTTCGCATGGTGATGGGTGCGGATGGGTGCCGGAGTGGGCCGTGGGGGGTCAGGCTTTTGCTTCCAGTGATTTCACGAGCCACGCAGGGCATGCCTCGCGGCTGCCATTGACGCTGATGGCTCGGCAGAAGTGCTGCAGGGTCACAGTGTTTCCATCAAAGCCAGCCAGGATCGCAGCGCGTGCCTCGACTGAATCGGCATTGATGAGCTGATCAGCCACAGTCCACATTTGATCAATGGTGACGGTCATGGTCGGTGAGCGGGGTTGCGGGGCGTCTCCGCCCTCGTGAGCCAATCATCCCCGCTGCACTGCCCCACGGCCACGCCCCTGTCGCAAACCTTCACACAGTCATTCCGCCTACCATCTCTGCAGCAGCCATGCGCTCATGCAGGCCCGGATCGACGGCACCGAGCTGGTGACCGCCAGACAGGCCCGCATCAGCTTCCGCCAGTCGATCTTCAGCGCCTGGGCCCACCGCTGCGCCTACTGCGGCCAGCCGGCCCAGAGCCTCGATCACGTCCACCCCAAAGCCCGCGGCGGCCTGACCGTGCGCCACAACCTGGTGCCGGCGTGCCTGCGCTGCAACCGACTGAAAAGCCACCGCGAGGTGTTCTCGTGGTGGCGTCTGCAGCCGTTCTGGTGCACAGACGCTCAGGCCTCGCTGATCGCCTGGTTGCGCTCCGGCGAGTAGCAGCAGCACTCAGCCGCGAAGCCCGGACCCTCCTCGCGTGGATCCGGGAAGTCCAGGTCGCAGGCGTCGCCGCGCCAGTGCTGGCACCGTGCGCAGTCATGCTCGGCCGTCGGCGCGAGGTACCGGCGGCGATGCCAGCGCGGGATCTCCGGGCACACGTTCCGGTGGCTGATGCCTTGACGCACCTGCCGCACCGCCTCGCGTGAACAGCCGCCCAGCTCCTTGGCCATCGCGGTATTGCTGAGCTCGAACGACAGCAAGACCTGCCGCACCTGATCGGGAGAGAACATGGCAAGGATGAGAGAAGGGTCCGGGCCTCCGATGCCGCCAGCTACGGCAGCCAGCACCCCACGTACTGACTGCGGCGGTGCCCGCCCTTACGGGTGGGGCCGACCCGGGTGATCACAGCTTGACGTCCGCGTCGAAGACGTAACGAGGGGCGCTGTTCGGCTGCTCAAGGACTGTGCATGTCATGCCAGCGACGGTCAGCCCAGTGGCGCGACTGAAGGCATTGGCGGCATCGGCGAAGGTGCGCAGCAGGTCTTCTTTGGCTTGGATGGCTTCTTCGATGGTCATGAGGTGGTCGCGAGGTACGATGTGGCTGATGATTCTGAAATCATCGGCAGTCCGTTGCGGCCGGCAGCGGTGAGGCGGACACCGCGTGAGGACCCGCCACCGGCCAACCCATTCAATAGCTGATGCGCACCTGGGCGATGCCGTCGAGCGGCACACCGAGACGCCAAGCAGCGCCAGCTGAGAGATCGAGGCTGTTGCAGTCGCAGCGGTCGGTGACCGGCACCGTCAGCACCCGGCTGCCGTGGCGCACCGTGACGCGGGTGCCGCAGGGCAGCCAAGGATGGGCGGCCGACACGCCCCAGTGGCGGTAGGTGCCGCCGCAGTAGGCCGGGCCGCCGTTGAACTCCTGGTGGTAGACCGTGGCGGTCACCGGCCGGCCGGCGTGATGCGCGAGGGCCGGGCCCTGTAGGAGCAGGGCCGCGGCGAGGGTCAGGCGGCGGATCATGCGCGGGCCTTCCTGCTGCCCTTGCGGCTGCGGCGAGCCGGAGCCGGGGCGGGAGCGATGGCCAGCACCGGCACGACGACCGGCTCAGGCGTCACGCCCACCAGCAGGGTGCTCCAGGCGGTGGCCATCTCGTCGTTGCGGGCCTCCAGCGCCTGACGCAGCAGACGGCCCAGGTCGTAGGAGAGCTCGGCGGCGAGCACCAGCAGGGTGGCGGCGAACGCGAGCACCGCAGCGGTCACCCGAGCGGCGCGTTCAATGTGCGGGCCCCAGTCGGACAGGGCGATGGACTTGATCGTGTTCATGGTTGGTCGGGGGTATGTGAACGATGGCCCAGAGGGCAAGGAACAGAACAGCAATGGTTTTCATGGGGTTCGGGCGTCTCCGCCCTGCAGTCATCATCGGCGCAGTACCGACCGGTTGCGGTGGTGCTGTTGTGAATCTTCACGAGAAATCCACCGGTGCCGGCGGCCGGCTCGTAGGTGGTGAGCCCCAGGGCTTCGAGCACCGGGGCGGGGGTGTACCAGGTGCCGGTCATGGGCGGCGCTGCGGATCTTTGGCCTGATTCACGTGATGCGACCTTAAATCACACGGCCATGTCAAGTAGTGTTTTTTGCTTTACAGACTCAGCAGCGCGCAGATTCTTGACTGCACAGTTAAAATAGCTAGGCTTCAGTTCAAAGCCAACAAATCTGCGGCCGGCTTGGATGCTGCAGTATCCTTCGCTGCCAATGCCTGCAAAAGGCGATAGCACGATGTCGCCGGGATTTGACCACAGCTGTAGGCCTCGGCGGATCACATCCAGCTGCAATGGGCAGATGTGGCGCTCATCCTCATTGGCGCGAGCGCTGCGATATTGCAGAGTATCTGATGGATTGATGTCCATCCATACAGGGCTAGCGTAGCGCTGCCAAATGTTAATGGAATCTTTGATCACGTCGCCTGTTTTGGCTGGCGGGTTTTCGCCTGCAAACTCAGTGAACGGTCCAGCGCATGGCTCAGGGTTGTCACCCAGCTTGCGCACTGTCACCAGGTAGTCGGGGATTCCTTGGCGGCTAAGAGCCGAATCTTTGCGTATTTGTTTGTGCAGCAGACCGATTGCCTTAGTGCGCTGCATGGCTGTAACTGGATCCTTCCAGATGCACACCTCGCTATGGAATACAAAACCAGCTGATTGAAAGATGCGCAGCATATCACCGCGGAAATCCTTCACGCCGATGAACCCATCGCGCTCTTTGCTGCTGGGAAGGTTCATGCAGTGAAAGCTGATCAACCTGCCGGGCATCATCACGCGATGAAGCTCAGATGCTAGGAATGAGAAGTGATCGAAGAACTCCTGTTCATTGCGGCTGTTGCCCATATCACGGTCGCTGTTGCTGTAGGTGTAGAGCGACGCGAAGGGGGGGCTGAAAATGCTGTAGTGGATTGAGTCAGAGTCAAGTTTACGAATGCTCTCCACGCAGTCGCCCATGTAGAGATCCCAATTGTCTCCAGACTTGTGATCGGTAACGTGAGGGGCAACGTGGCGCTGGATCTTCTTCAGTTGTTCCATGGTGGTTTGCTTCATGATGGCGACCATGGACTCGGCCATGGCGATACTATCCGCTTCCTTGCGGCGGATGTTGTCGATTACGCGGCCTTCTGCCACGTCGTAGATGATATGAGCATTGACGGGTTGCTGTTGACCGAATCGCCAGCATCGGCGGATGGCTTGATAGAACGACTCGTAGCTGTGTGACAGACCGACAAAGGCGACGTTGTGGCAGCGCTGAAAGTTGAGGCCAAAGCCAAATATGCTGGGTTTGCTGACCAGTACGCGGATCTTGCCATCCTGGAAGTCGATGGCAGATTGCCGCTTGTGATCATCGCTATCACTGCCTGAGACCTCAACAGCGCCATCGATGGATGCGGTGAGTGCTTTTGATTCATCATTGAGGTCACACCAGACCAGCCATTGATCGGTGTTGCTGTTGGCCAAGGTGGCAGCAGCTGCAACGCGCAGATCGAGCGATGCCTTGCGCACGTGGCGCTGATCACTGAGGGTGCGGGCTTCCATGGCAAATAGCGCCATCTGGCCGAGGTCATCGGTTGCAGCGTCGCGTGGCGTCTGAACGGTGCAGTCTTGGATGCACAGATCGGGAAGGATGAAGCTGCCGTCGTCGTAGCCAAGGTCTGATGGCTTGCGGATGGTGACTGCCCAGCTGCAGACCCACTCCCAGAACTTGCTGACGGCATGTCCTTTCAGTCGCCACTTGCTAGTGTCTCCGCCATCATGCACAAAGAACATCGCCAGCATTTCGGCTCTGGTCATCACGCCAATGAACTCAGCATGATTCCCGAGCTCCATGTGGTCATTGGGAGCTGGCGTGGCTGAACACGCAAGACGGAAGGGCGTCTGCGCAAAAGAGTCGATTATTTGATTGCGGATCTTGCCGGTGTACGCTTTAAGGATGCTGGATTCATCGAGAACCACTCCAGAGAACGTAGAAGGATCGAAGTGCGACAATTTCTCATAATTGGTAACCGTGATGCCAGGCTTGACATCGGATTGCGCGCTGGCGAAATGGCAGGCAATGCCAAACTTTTGACCCTCTCGGACTGTTTGATGCGATACGGCAAGCGGCGCCAAGATTAGCACATTGCTGTTTGTGTGACGGCATACTTGCGATGCCCACTCAAGCTGCATGGCGGTCTTGCCCATGCCGCAGTCGGCCCAAATGCAGAACTTGCCGACCCTGCACGCCATGGTGACGATGTCCCGCTGAAATGGAAACAATGGCGCCGTGAATGTTTCCGGGTCAAAACCAGCAGCTGGTGACGATCTTGTTTTTGTACTTAAAAAATCCTGATAGTTCATTGTGAAATGGGGTGATGGGCGTCTCCGCCCGTTTCATCATCATGAGGCATTGAATGCCTCAGGTCCTCCTGAATGTCGCAAACCTTCACATCCCACGGCGAACCAACCAGCCGCCACCGGCCCATCAGCACCTGCTGGCGCCCGTACAGGAACCCGCAGAGCGTCGGCATCGGCACGCCCCGCTTCTGCGCCCACTCACGCCGGCGCGACACCGGCAGCCGGATGGTTGTTTTGGTTGACCGGCACCGCAGCAGCCAAGCTGGCTCATCTTCCAACCTTGGGCCATCGGTGGCGTGACGCTTCACCCACCAGATCCATGTGCCGCTCCGGTTCGAGATCGAACACCGCCGGATCAGCCCGCGATCCTCAAGGGCGCGCAGGCTGCGGTTCAGCGTCGCTCGATCAGTGCCCAGCTGCTCAGCCAGATCCGCCAACTGCTCCCACCATCCGGGGCACACCTGCTCCAGCTGCACCATGACCAGCACCATCTCAGCGCGATGGTGCTGGCGCAGGTGAGCCAGGAAGACTGGCTCGATCACGTCAGAACGGGATGTCGTCGTTGTTGACCGGCGCTGCTGCTGGTGCAGCAGGCTGCCAGCCGGCCGCGGCGAGGTGCGGGGCCGGCGCGACTGCAGCGGGCATCGGCGCTGGTGCAGCAGGGGCAGGTGCAGCGGCCTGAGCCTGGGCGTCGCTGAACTTCTCGATGTTCTCCGCCGTGAACCGCTCAGCCAGACGCTGCTGACCGTTCCGATCGGTGTAGAGCTCAGGCTCTTCCACCCGACCGTAGAGGAACACCTTGTCGCCCTTCTTGACGTAGTTGCCCACGTACTCGGCCGACTTGCCCCATACCGCCACCTTCACCCAGCGCGCAGCCTGTTCTTGGCCTTGCCGGCGTGGCTGACGCACAGCCACTGTGAAGTTGGCGACCATCTTCCCGTCGTTGAGATACTTCAGCTCAGGATCTCGTCCGAGGTTGCCTGTGATCTGTCCGATGTAAGCCATTGTGGTGAAAGTTTCTCGAAAGCGTGGATCCCCTCTGCGGGGTAAAGCACCCGGGCGCCGACCCGGATGTAAGGCGGGCCCTTGCCCGCATGACGCCAGTTGGCCAGCGTCTGATCACTCAGACGCCAGCGATCGGCGAGCTCCTTGGATGTGAGATACGCTCGCTCACTCATGCAACGCACTCCTCAAAATGGATCATCAGCGATGACCTCCGTGATCAGATTTTGTGCAGCCTCTGCTTGATCAACAGGCGATTCCTCGCCAGAGTCGGTGTCTGTTGTTGCAGCGGTTGAGCCCGCAATGATCTTCTGATTGAGTTCGGCGACGACGCTGCCGCCAGTGGCCGGCTCCTCGCGCACCGTCACCGGCCGCACCTCGGCCTCTTCGCGCACACCCAGGCCGAACAACACCTCGGGCATGTAGAGGTTGATCAGCCGGGTCGCGGCGCGCCAGCGCAGCATCTGCTCAGGGATGCTTTTGTACTTCGGATTGCGGGTCCAGCCGTCGGCCGCGGCCTCCTTCATCGTCACCGTTGCGGTGATCACCTCCCCGGTCTCGCGCATCACCGCCGTGGCGGTCACCTCCAAGGCGTCACCCTGGCCCTTGCTCTTCCAGCTGATCGGCCCCTGGAGCAGGCCCGACTTGTTGGCCCGGCTGATGGCGAAGCGGCTGCTGGTGTTCGGCCGGCCGTTGATGACCGACATCTCTTGGAACAGCAGCATCGGGTGCTCACCCAGCTGCTCGGCGTAGAGCATCGCCACGAGGCACGCCTCAGGCTTGCCCTGGAAGTGGGGCGGCACCATCCCGCTCATGCTGAACGCCTTGGCCAGGCGATAGCGGTGGTCGAGAGCGGCACCGTCGTGCAGGAAGGCCAGCGCCTGGTTGTTGCTGGTCGTGGTCGTGAGGGCTGTGGATTCGGTCATGGCAGGAAGTCTTCGCGGATCTTTCTGGGCTGAGGAAACTGTGGCTTCGGCACGATGTCAGGCTTCGGCGTCGTGGGCCCGCCGCTGCCGTTGCTGCGCTGAACGCGGCCTTCGTCGAGGCGAACCGGCGGCGGTGTGCGCATTGCCTCCCATTCCTCAAGAGCGATCTCATTGGCGCCACGCTTGAACTTGAGCGGCGGCGGACCAACAGGGCCATGTCTGTTCTCGTGGTTGAACCGGCGGCGGGGGTCGTCTCGGGTTTCGCGGTCGATCCGTCCCATCAGCCAGCCGAGGGCATAGCCAGCGAGGGGAGACCACCAGGGAACGTGCTCAATCACGGCACCACCCCGGCAGCTCGATCGGCTCCATGATCACGTCGCCGTAGCCCGGCCAGCGGCCGCTGGCGTGGCACTCGGCCAGCAGCGCCATGGCCGCCTCGATCCGGCGCTGGCCCGCGGCGATCATCGCCCCGCTCGCGGGATAGACCGCCACGGCGAACGGCCGCACGTTCTCCACCGCAATGGTGATGAACTGCTCAGCGCCGAGCGCGTCCTGATTCCAGGCTGCCTGCACGTGATAGTCCAGGTTCGCGATGCTCTTGGCGAACTCCACCCGGCTCGCGTCACGGGTGGTCTTCACGTCCACCACGATCCTCCTGTCTTCCGAGTGCCAGTCCGGCCGGGTCTTGCACGCCAGGCCCGTCTGGGGATCCTCCCACGTGTAGCTGGCCTCCCGCCGGCCTGGGAGCTCCAGCAGGAAGCCAGCAGCAGGGTGCTTCCGCACCTGGTCTGCCATGCGGCGCACCTGATCCGCATCGTCGGGCGACAGCACGATCTTGCCGGCCGCCTCCCGCTCGAACTCAGCGGCCAGCTCTTTGCCCGCCTTGGTGCGGCGATCGAAGCTGTGCGGCGGCACCGCGATGGTGACGTCCCACAGCTCAGGCTCCAGCACCGCAGTGTGAAGCGCGGTGCCCATCAGCATGGCCGGCGTCGGCTCCCGCTTCTCGCGGTCCTCAGCCAGGAACTGGTCGAAGTAATGCAGCGGCGATCTGCCGAGCACCTTGATCTGTGACGGCGAGACCGCCTTCAGCGCGTGGTAGGCCTCGTTGGTGAGGCCTGGATGATGGGTTAGGTCAGGCATCCATCCTGTGGATTGCGTGGTCAGGCCTGACCCTACCGCCTTCCCGGCCCTTACTTCCGCTTCCCGCTGCATCCCGTCACATACCTTCGCAAAGCATTGATTTCGCGGGATAATCTGCCATCCTCAAGGCCACGTCAACCCCTACCGTTGGGCCTATGCAGGTCACTCTCCGCCCCTACCAGCAGCAGGCCGTCGCCGAGATCCGAGGCTCCTATCAGGCCGGCTGCCGCCGTGCGCTGTTCGTCCTCCCGACCGGTGGCGGCAAGACCGTGGTCTTCACCCACATCGCCGAGCGCGCTGCCATGCGCGGCTCCCGCATCTGCATCCTCGTCCACCGCCAGGAGCTGGTCGATCAGTCCAGCCGTTCCCTCCACGCCATCGGCTGCAATCACGGCGTCATCGCCGCCGGCTACCGCCAAGACCTCAGCCACACCGTTCAGGTGGCCAGCGTCCAGACCCTGGCCCGGCGGCTCCACCAGATCCCGGCCGGCTTCTTCCAGCTGCTGATCGTCGATGAGGCCCACCATGCCGTCGCCGGCACCTGGGCCAAGGTGCTGGAGCACCACCAGGGCGGCCACGTCCTCGGCGTCACCGCGACTCCTGAGCGCCTCGACGGCCGCGGCCTGGGCGATCAGTTCGAGACCCTGATCGAGGGCCCCGACGCCGGCTGGCTCACCGAGCAGGGCTTCCTCGCGCCGGCTCGCATCTTCGCCCCGCCTGGAATCGACCTGTCGGCGGTCCGCCGGTTCGACACCGCCAAGGGCCGGCACGACTCCGACGAGATTTTGCGGCAAGGCCAGGCCATGGGTGATGCCGTGAGCCACTACCGGCGCACCATCCAGGACGAGCACAACGGCACCGCCATCGCCTTCTGCTGCTCCGTGGCCCACGCCGACGCCTTGGCCGAGGCGTTCCGCTCCCAGGGCATCGCCGCCGCCCGGCTCGATGGCGCGATGGATCGCGGTGAGCGCCGGCGCATGGTCAACGACCTCGGCGCTGGCGTGCTGAAGGTGATCACCAGCTGCGACATCATCAGCGAGGGCACCGACATCCCCAGCGTCACCGGCGCGATCCTGCTCCGCCCCACCGACAGCCTGGGCCTGCACCTCCAGCAGGTGGGACGCGTTCTCCGGCCCGCCCCGGGCAAGCGCTGGGCGATCGTCAACGACCACGTGGGCAACAGCCTCCGCCATGGCCTGCCGACCGATCAGCGCGACTGGAGCCTGGAGGGCCGACAGAAGGGCAAGCGCAGGACAGCCAGCGAGGCGCTGCCGGTCAAGGTATGCGATTCCTGCTTCAGCACATTGCCATCGGCCGAGCCGGTATGTCCGATCTGCGGCTTCGTGTTCCCACCGCCGGCCCGCCGCGAGCTGGTTACCGTTGACGGCACCCTGCAGGAGCTCACCGCCCAGGCCGCCGCCCAGCAGCGTCGCCAGGCGGTCGGCAAGGCCCGCACCCGCGAGGAGCTCGAGGCCATCCGCCTGGAGCGCGGCTACTCTCGCGGCTGGACTGATCACATCTTGAGGGCGCGTGGTGGCAGGTCGTTCGGATGAGCTGGCGGTTCAGAACGACATCCGCATCGCCTGCGGTGCTGGCCCCGCTCGCCTCTGGCGCAACAACACCGGCGCGCTCAAGGACGCCACCGGCCGCCTGGTGCGCTACGGCCTCTGCCCCGGGTCCAGCGACCTCATCGGCTTGCGGCAGGTCACCATCACGCCCGACATGGTGGGCCAGCAGCTGGCGGTGTTCGTCGCGATCGAGGTCAAGGACCGCGGCCGACTCACTGAGCAGCAGCAGGCCTTCATCACCATGGTCCAGCAGGCTGGCGGCATGGCCGGCGTCGCCCGCTCAGTCGAGGACGCCCGCCGCATCCTGGGTCTGTAACGGTCTGCAACAACAGCTCGGCTCGGGTGGGGCAGCGCCTCTACGGTCATCTTGTCCCCATGCCTCCCACCCCATGGCACTCTCCCCCGAGCAATGCCTCGGACGCCTCCGCGTCCTCTACCGCGACGCCCACAAGTGCGACCCGGCATCCGACGCCCTGGTGATCGCCTGGGCTCGCACCGCTGACACCTGGGCCACCTACGCCGTCCGCCACTACGACTGGTCCTTCCTCGTCGCTGAGGCCGTCGTCCGCCAGTGCCGCTCATACGTCAAGCGCGCCAGCCTGGCAGTGGAGGCAGCATGACCCTCCATCCCTTCACCGTCATCGCGCTCCGCGCTGACCGCACACCCATCCGCATCGGCCTCCTCGCCTACGACCGTGCCGATGCCCTGCTCACCGCGCAGGAGATCTTCCCTGATCACGTGGTCGGCGCTTGCGAGCTGGAGCCTCAATGGCAGGACGACCCCGCATGAGCCACCCACTCGATCTCTCCGACTCCGCCGCCTTCCGCGCCGGGCAGCAGCACGAGCGCGAGCGCGTCCACCGCTGGCTTGACGCCCGCACTGATCAGCTCCAGGCCTGGCTCACCATCCGCCGCGACGACCCCGATCTCCTGCCCGGGGAGCAGCGCTACACCCAACGCGCAGCACGCCAGTGCATCGCTGAACTGCAGCGCATCCGCAACCTCCTCCATGAGGCCGGTTGATGGGCAGCGCTACAGTGGCACAAGACCAGCACAGCGCTATGGGCATCAAGCCGATCGAGACCCGTGCTTACGGACATCGCTTCCGCAGCAGGCTGGAGGCGCGCTGGGCCGTTGCATTCACTGAAGCGCGCATCGCCTGGCAATACGAGCCTGAAGGGTTCGACCTCGGCAATGCCGGGTTCTACCTTCCGGACTTCTGGCTGCCGCAGGTCAGCATGTGGGCTGAGGTGAAGGCTAATCGGCCTAGTGAAGAAGAGCTTCTCAAGATCTTCGCCCTTGCAAGGCACACAAAAAAGCCTTGCCTGATCCTCGTTGGACTTCCTTCCACATGGGCTTATTGGGCGTACGTACCAGCCAATGCTTATGAAGGCGAAATAGTCGCAGGCTCGGCTGACACTTTCTGCCTCTTTGAAGGCAGTGATTACCACATTGATGAAGGCCGTTTTTACAGCAACTGCGGCTACCCGCTTGGCGTTTTTTCCATGCCATTTGATCTCGGTTACGGCTTGCATCCCGCAGTCGAAGCCGCCCTGTCCGCCCGCTTTGAGCACGGCGAATCCCCACGATGACCAACATTAAACCAGTCCGCCTGGCGGCATTGATCCGCCCTGATCAAAAAGCCTGGCTTCAATCCCAGGTCACGCCACTCCGCAGCCTCGCCGACGTGGTGCGTGACATCATCGACCATGCAATGACTCGCGATGACCGATCAAACTGAATTAGCACGCGGTTCATCGCTGCCTCCAGCCCAGCAGGCGCTCCGTCACCTGGAGCTACTCGGCAAGGATCCCGACGCCGCGTGGTTCCGCGCCATCAAGCACGGTCAAGGCGCAAACGGTCGCCGCGATGGCGCTGACCTTCACGGCTTCAACCGCGATGAGCTGCGCTATGACGCCATCGACGGTCACGCCCTCTACCTCGTGGTCGGTGACGCATCCACAGCCTCTGGCAAGGCTGGCGGCGTCACCGATGCTGACATCACAGCCGTGCCGGCACTGTTCGTCGAGTGGGACGACCTCACCACCGATGAGCAGCTGATCGCCTGGCAGCGCCTGGGCATGCCCAGACCCACCCTGATGCTCACCACCGGCGGTAAGTCGGTGCACGCCTATTGGCGTCTGCAGCAGCCCCTCCCGCCTGCGGAGTGGAAGGCCGTCACATCACGCCTGATCGCTCACTGCAGCAGTGACAAGGCCTGCCGCAACCCATCCCGCGTCATGCGCTTGGCTGGCAGCCTCTACTTCGACAAGGCCACCGGCAAGCCAACCGGCGCGCGCGCTGAGATCGCCCATGAGGCCCCAGACGCCATCTACGCCCTGGAGCAAATCACAGCCTGCCTGCCTGAGCCCGAGCAGCCACCATTGCCGCCACCACCGCCGGCGGTCGCTCATCTCGACGCCATCCCTGTCGAGCAGCTGCTGCCCCGCGATCTGCTGCGGACATGGGAGCATGGCGCACCGGAAGGGCAGCGCAACGACACCGCCTTCAGCCTCGCATGCAGCCTGCTGGCCCATCACGATGCCGCCATCGCTGCTGGCTTGCTTACCTCAGGCACGCCATCGGATGCCCTGCTGGACTTTGGCCGCCGCTGCTCGCCACCGATCGACGACAGCGAGACCAAAGCCTTGTTCCGCAGCGCCTGCAGTGCGCCGCGCACCACAGACCCAGGCTGGCCTGATCGCCTTCGCTACCACCTCAACCGCAAGGCCAGGGAGCAGCGTGTCGAGGCCCAGGCCGCCCGCGCAGCAGCAGCAGCAGCAGCGCCACCGCAGGACGACGACGACGACGACGCACCGGCGCAGCCCGCGCCCATCCGCCCCAGCGCTGGCGGCTACTTCACCTGCCTCGGATTCGACGCTGACGCCTACTACTACCAGCCCCATCGCACCGGACAGGTCACTCGCCTCTCCCGCTCATCACATACCGGCACCAACCTCTGCGCCCTCGCGCCGCTCGAATACTGGGAGGCCACACACCCCGGCGGGCGCGGCGGCCCCAACTGGACAGCAGCTGCATCGGCCCTCTTTACCGAACAGGCCAAGGTCGGCGTTTACAGCCCCGATCGGATTCGTGGCCGCGGCGCATGGTGGGATCAGGGCCGCGCTGTGCTCCACCTCGGTGATCGCATCCTCCTCGACGGCATCGAGCGCACCGTCACCCAGCGCATCCCCGACAGCCCCTTCCTCTATCAGCGCCTCAGCTCACTACAGGGCCCTCGTGACGCCAACCCGCTCACCGATGAGGAGGCCTGCATGCTCTCCCACATCGCCGAGCGCTTCCACTGGGAGGTGCCCGCCTCAGGCCTGCTCCTCGCTGGTTGGGTCACCCTCGCGCCAATCTGCGGCGCGCTGCCATGGCGGCCCCATGCCTGGCTGACCGCCGCGGCCGGGTCCGGCAAGTCCGCCATCCTCGATCGCTACGTCACCCCGCTGCTCGGGGACATGGGCCTCATCGTCGCCGGTAACACCACAGAGCCCGGCATCCGTCAGGCCCTGCGCGCTGATGCCCTCCCGGTCGTCTTCGATGAGGCCGAGAGCAACGAGCGCACCGATCAGCAGCGCATGCAGGCCATCCTCGGCCTGGCCCGGGTCGCATCCAGCGAGAGCAAGGCCCACACCCTCAAGGGCAGCCCCGAGGGTGACACCCAGCGCTACACCATCCGATCGATGTTCCTCATGAGCTCGATCGCAACCAGCCTCAAGCAGGGCGCTGACCGCTCACGCTTCGCGCAGCTCACCCTCCGCAGCCATCACGACATCCCCAAGGCTGAGCGCATCGCTCACTGGGAGGAGCTCGACCGCGACCTCGACCGCTACATCTCCGACGACATCGGCCGCCGCCTCCAGGCCCGCACGATCAGCCTCATCCCCACCATTCGCGCCTCAATCCGCGTCTTCACCCGCGTCGCCGCCGAGCGCTTCGACTCACAGCGCCTCGGGGACCAATACGGCACGCTCCTGGCCGGCGCATGGTCGCTCCTCAGCTCTCAAATCGTCACGGAGACCCAGGCCGAGGCGCTGATCGATCAAAACAACTGGGAGCCTTACAGCCAGGCCACCGAGATCCCAGACGAGCGCCGCTGCATCCAGCGCATCCTCCAGCACCAGATCCGTGTCGAGGCCGACAAGGCCCTCACTCGCTCCATCGGTGAGCTCGTCGAGCTTGCTCTGCACCGCGACACCGACTTCCACATCACCGCTGAGCTGGCTCAGTCAACCCTCGGCCGACACGGCATTAAGGCCGAGCCGGGCGTTGTCCTGGTGAGCAACAACGCCGAAGCGATCGCCGCCATCCTCCGCGACACCGCATGGTCGAACTGCTGGCCCACCGTCCTCACGCGACTGCCTGGAGCGACCAAGGCCGGCTCGATCTACTTCCGTGGAGCCGGCACCACCAGTCGAGCCGTGAGGGTGCCCCTTGATGCGGTCGATCGAGCTGATCCACCGTGAGAAGACCACCAAGTGTGAGGACACCGTGAGCCCCAAATCCCTTCTGGCACAAAGGGTTTGGGGCTCTCTCACGTTCTCACGCTTTCTGCAGGGAGAGAGCCCCATAGAGATAAGGGGTAGTAGGTGGTAGAGAGAGGCTCCTTGTATGTATCTGTATTTCTGAAAAGGTGTGAGAGTGTGAGAAGAGGGGCCAAATCCCTTGCAGCCCAAGGGCTTTCGAGTCTCACGCCTACCGTGAGACGACCGTGAGGACCGTTGGGCCTCGCAGCCGGCTTACCCTTCACCCCAGGACGCTCACACCATGCTCTGGCTCATCACCACCACCGCTCACGGTGACCACACACGCACCCGTGATCACTCCATCACTACACGACCCAACCCCTGGGCAGCACGCTGGCTCTTTTCCCAGCTGCACCCCGACCTCGCGCCACACATCACCCACATCAGACCTGCGCCCCACCAACCGGCAGACTGAGCTCAGCAGCAGCTCAGCCATGCACCCACTGGCACAGATCGCCTTCGGCTGCCAATGGGATCCACCCACCGGCCACGTGCGCGCATGGCCACTGCGCCTCTCCTTCGGCACCGCAGGCCCCGAGACCACCGTCGATGCCATGCTTGATGGTGGCCCCGGTCACACCTACCTCACCATCGATCAGCTCCTGTCGCTCATCGCTGAGCTGACCGAACCTGACACCCCGATCGAGCTGATCAACTCACCCCCAGGCCTCGCCTACAAGCTCCACATCGCGGGATACCACGTTGCCTTCCAGCCGTGATCACCACCACCGTCACGACCAAAGGCCTGGACCGCATGCAGGCCTTTGCAGCTCAGGCATCCAACCAGCTGCCCTTCGCTACCTCGCTCGCGCTCAACCAGACCGCACGCGACGTTCAGCTGGCGCTCAAGGCCCAGGTGAACCAGTCATTCACCAACCCCACAGCCTTCACCCGTAACGCCTTCATCTACACCAAGTCCACTAAGGCACACCTTCTGGTCGAGATCACACGCCAGCCCAACCGCCATTACCTAGACACTCAGACCTTTGGTGGTCAGCGTCGCTGGAAGAACTACGAGGGGTTCATCCGTGGCCTTGCTAAGGGCGCCAACACCCCCCTCCCCAGTGGCAAGCTCGTCCCTACCTCCACTGCTCTCAATGCCGCAGGCAATCCCAAGCGCTCCCTGTTCGGCCTCATCCAGTCCAACCTGAGCACCAAGGATCGCGGTGGTTTCTTCATCGGCAAGCCACGTCACAGCGACGCACCAGCCGGCGTCTACAGACGCTCACGCCTTCGTCTTCATGCGTTCTTCACCGTGGCAGACA